TTGAGGTGAAGAGGCACGAGATACGGACATGCTCCTTTCTCCTGATTTTAAATTTTCTAATTTCTTGAAATAAGATTCCATTGTTATATATATATATAGTTACAATATTATTTTAAAAAAAATATAAAACAAAAATACAAACTTATTATATAGACAGTAAAATATAATGGAAAAAATGACTCATGATAATAAAAAATTACTTAAAATGGTTTTTAGATTAGATAATGATTTTGATAAAACAAAAACAGAATCATTATTTAAATTACTTGAAGATAAATATAAAAATATTGGTACATTAAGTGTTATATGTTACGCACTTAAAAAATTCTTTGATTTTGTTGTTCCTGATAAAGTAAAATCTGATTTTTGGAGCGAAAAAGGAGCAGAACTTACATCTATATTAAAACAACAAGAAATGAATGGAGAACTGACAGGAGAGAGTGAAAAAAAGAATTGGAAGACTCAAAAAGAAATTCTTAATATAATAAAAGAACTTTCAAATAATTTAAAAACAATTACGAATAAAAATAGATATCTTTTATTAAATATGTGTGTATTTCAACCACCATTAAGGCGTGGTGTATATTCTACTCTTCGATTTATAACAGATGAAAAGAAAAACAATAAAAAAGATAATTATTTGATGTTGAAACCAAATCCACAAAAATCATATTTTATTATTAACAAAGATAAAGTTTCTAAATATGAAAAATTTAATGACCCAAATAATAAAAAAATAGAAATAATCAGTAATGAATTAAATGAACTATTAAATAATTCATACAATGAAAATAAAAGAGATTATGTTTTTGAATCTTCAGACGGCGGACCTTATGAAGCCTCTAATATGACCAAAATATTACTCGCTCCATTGGGTTTAAATTTCAACATATTGAGATCATCATATATATCAAATTATTATGTAAAAAATCCATATCCTAAAGAGCGTGAAGAACTTGCAAAAGCAATGCGACACAGTACAAATATAGCAGTCAATTATGTTAAACGAATTAAAAAAAATGAAGATGACGCTATTGATCTCTAATATATATTTGATGTAATTGATGTGTTAAATCATCTATTTTATCACAATAATAAAAATAAAGATCTAAATTACTGTCACATGCTTTACTAAATACATATTTATGATCTAATTTTAACATTACTATAATATGATTCCATATATTATCTCGTTTTATATGGTATATTTTAATTTTTTGTTCTATGGTCATATAATATATACATGTTAAAAAAAATGTTGAAAAAAAATGACATTGCAAATTTATATGACCTGATAAATAAATTAGAAAATAGAGTAATAGAATTAGAACTTAAAATTAAAAATATAGAACGGAGTATTATTGTTTCTCCTATTACACCCAGACCACCACTTCCAAAAGACTCAAATGATAATATAATTGATGACTTCAATTTTTGTATGCAAGATTTAGATAAAATAGAATCATTCGAATGCTTTAACTGATTTCTTCTATTTTATTTTCTTCTTGTTTATTTATTTTATAGATTTTGACTTTCTGTCCTTCAAGATCCATAATCTCATCCAATGAACCATTACTAATTTTTACTAAATCTTGCTCATTGTTACTAATCTCAATATATACATCTCCCAGATAATATTTTTGTAATTCTTGATTCCATACACCATCGTAAACTAGGTCGTATATTTTATCTTTTGTTTTTTTATACCCCACTGTTACAAATGTATTATATGCGAACCCAATAACTTTTTCTATAATTTTGTTTTGAATATAGCCATATATGATATTCATATAATATATATGTATAAAAATTATTACTTGATTTCTTCTGTTTTATTTAAATATTGTATGTGTTTTTTGGTTTTTATATGTTTGTTTTTATTTGATCGTGTAAATGTTTTTCCACTTTCACAAATAATTTTTTCATTCTTGAGTTTTTTTATTCTTTCTTTGTTATTAATATTATATTGCCTATTGTATTCTAATATTACATCTTTATTATTAATATAATATTGCCTACTGCATTCTAATATTATATCTTTATTATCAATATAATACTCGGATCTTGACCTTCCCATAATACATTTATTCACACATTTCATTTTCCTTATATATTCCCCCTCATACTTATTTAATTGATCTTTTGTTAAATTTTGATATTCCTCTAATAATTCAATATATGCATCATTGTGTTCCAATATTTTAAATGATGTTATAAATTTATGCCATGTTCCATTTTTATATTTTTTAAAATGGTTTTTATGTGATGCTAATCGTTTATATAATGGATTAAATGTTGAACCAATATATATATCATCTGTCTCAAAACTTCTAATTGCATATATTTTTCCAAGTGGATGTATTTTTTGTGTCATCCTATAATAATTTATAATGTCCTTATTTCTTTAAGTGTTATGTAATTTTTACATTACATTATAACAAGTTTTTTAATAGAAAACTGATACAAATTAATATCTACTGTTCTGTTGTTTTGTGTTAAATTACTAAACCATAGAGATATAGTGTCATTTTTGTTCAATTGAATAATTTTTGACAAGTCCCAACTTTCTGGTCTATTGGCTTGTGCGTGTTTTGTTCGATTTGAGTGGATAGCTGTATTTACATCATTTACTAGTAAAATCATTGAATAATCCGCTCCATCATTTGACACCTCCAAAACCAAATCGGCATGAATTTCAAACAATGTCGTTTCTTCTCCAATATATTGAATTGATCCAGCGACTGCTCCAGCTGCGAATTGATCACCACTTAAAACACTGCTATTATTTGTTAAATTTGTCACACTTGCGGGAATTAATTTATAATGCGTTCCAGCAGTTGTTAAAGTTATTACTGTTGGAGTTGTGTAATTTGCGAAATATGTTTCAAATATTGGCTGGAAGCCTAGATAAGAACTTTTGATCCATCCTCCGACATAATTTGTCCCGACATTTGTTAATAAAACCTTTGGTATTCTGCGTGTATCATAAAGTCCTTGAAAGTTGCTTGTGTCTGTGTTTGCATTGCGAACAGTGCAGAAATAACCTGGACCACTCACTAAATTTAACTCTAAGAGATTACATTTTATTAAAACATAGTTTGACGGTGCGCTGCCTTCAAGATTTATACTCCATGCAGCTACATTCCCTGAGTCATTTTGATCAAATGTGATAGTGTTTGCTGAAATAGTGCAAGGGGGAAAGAAGTTTATAACGCTATTATTTTGTGAATTTAATATGCTATTATTTCTATTTTTAATGAAATTGATTTTATCACCTCCAATTAATGAATTATTTCCACCAAAAAATACAACATCGGACGCAGAATCAGCTACTGGATTTAAGCATTCATTTTCTCTAAACTCCAAAATATTCGCAGTGATAATTTCGCTGTCTCTGAAAATAATGCAATAATTTCCCGTGCATTTATTTTTAGTAAAACGAATAATTGAAGCCGTTAATCTCATTTTATACATATCTATGGTATTGAATCCTGGCGCAGTTGTAGAAAAGAAATTATTTGAAAAATCAATTGTATTTGCTATTAATGTATGAGTAAAAGACCCATTATTGAATAGAATTAAACTATTGTTGGAATCAAATGTGATACTTTTAGCGTCAATAGTCAATGGTCCGGCTGTTTGCTGAAAGTTCAATATCCCATCCGTTTTTGTATAGTTTCTTACGCTAAATTCATCAAAACTTATAATTGAACAACTGTTACAAGATAATGTAGATGTATTATCTTTTCCTCTAAAATGAATATTTCCTCTCACGCCGAGATTTGATAGTGTTCCAATATTAATGTTTCCAAGAACGGTTAAATCGCCCTCAATTATTAGTGAACTGTTTGGGTTCATCGTGAAACTATTATCTATGAGCACATCACATCTTATAGTCAAAATCGATCCATTTAATGAATATGGGCTACCTGTTTGGGGGACACCGTTAAGCGTAATAACTCCTAAATTGGATATTACAACCGTTCCATTTAAAAATAATGTTAAATCGCTTGAAATTGTAGAACCAGATATTACAATACCATTTCCCGCCGTATATGATAATGATGATGCGTTAATTGTAATGTCATCTGCATTATTATTAATAGTGACCCCGGTTCCTGCTATGATGCTCTTTAAATTTAGATTTACCCCTAATTTATCACGGAAGATTCCTGCCCCTGATCCTACATTTGAGGCGGTGTTGGCTTCTCCTGTTGATGTTGATTCTATTGTTAAAATTTCTTTATTTGATGATTCAGTAACTGTAATACCCGCCCCCGCTTGAATAGTTCTTGTTTTTTGTATAAAGTGAGCAAATATGAATGTCGTAGATGCCCAAGTTGTAACGGTTGAATTTACTGCGTCAAAAGTAACAAGGAATTGATAAGCGACGCCTGTACTTCCATTTGATGTATGCAATATAAATTCTGCATATTCATTTACATTTACCGAATTTGACAATCTCAATCTCATAGGAAGACCTTGTTGTTGGATATTATTCAGTAAATGTTGCATAAATGTAAATGATGTTGATTGATTTAAACCAAGAAGACCGATTGACATTTGTGTTACTAATGTGAAATCTCCATTATTATTTGTAGATATATTATTCGCTCCCTGCGTTGTTTCTAATCTATATAAAACTGGTTGATGAGCTCCTACTTTCGCTGTTAATGCTAAATTTCCAGATGATATTATTGGTTCTATTATATTTGTGTTTGTGCTTGAAGTTGTTGAAACTTTATTACTTAATGCATTATCCATTTGTAATTTTGTGACAACATGATTATTCGCAGTTGCATCATTAGAAATTACATTTGCGAAAGTTGGTGTGGCTGTTGTTGTTATTGCTTGGACTGTATCCATAGTTAAATCATTTGTATTATTTGTAATTGTAACATTATTTGATCCTTTTAATGTTTTAAATCTTAAATCATTTGAAACTTCTTCTTTGTAAATACCTTCACCCGTTCCAACATTTGAGGCGGATAATACTACATCATTTGTATTACTTGTGGTTTGGAAAAATGAAACACCACTCCATCTATAATACACATTTTCACTTTCAACGAAATATAATCTATCTGTCGCTTTTTCTGATTCTGGAAGAGCATTTAAAGCGGTTAAGTCTGCGATTACATGTATTTCATCTGCTTTTTTTATATTTTTGTTGGTTCTTATTTTTTCATATATTAATTCTGATGGATAAAATGACATCTATATTATATATTAATATAAAAGAAAATATATAATTTTAATAATATTCAAAAACTTCTACAACAAATTCAAAAACTTCATCTGGCAATAAAATATATGGCATTAATTCTCCTGTTTCACGGATTGCAACTTTTACACTAATTTTCAATCCCTCGCTTGTATTTGAATTAGAGCATGTGCACCAATTTTCATCAGGTGTAAAGGCTGAGTTGAAATAATTATATGGCATATTATTAATTTTAAATGATAAAAATACATTTTCAAATCCTGTCGTTGTTACACTTTTTTCATCATATAAACTTATAGGTATAATTTGTGCCGTTGTTGCAAAATCAATTTCACTTAAACTTGTCCATTGATCTGATATGAAGGGTGAATATACCACATAATAATCTACTCCGCCCACTTCTTCTATTTCAGAATTAAATATGATTTGGAAAAAATTGGTGGAAATAATACTCTCTTTATTTTTAAATCCAAACAAATCAATCAAAGATCTATTAAAAAGTAATACATTTCCAGCATCAAAGAACGCTTTTTTTACATATAAAGCGTATGATGTGGGCGTTTTTTGAAAGAAACATCCATTTGCTATACTTGATTTATCGTTAATCATATCATTTATAGTTTTTGTCAATCCATCCAAAAAGTTCGTTGTATCTCTGAACCAAAAATATTTATTCTTGTATTGATCTAATGAAGAAGCGGCATGGATATTTGGTTGAAATGAATTGAATTCGGAATTGTCTGCTGTTAATTCAAAATATCTAATTCTATTATCACCTCCTGTTTCAAAGCCACATACAATATAATCGCAAATAATCGGCGATAAAACAGTATTGAAAATATTAGGAATAAAAGCATTTAATTTATTATTAAAATAACCTATTTCATATAAATTTTTTAGATATTTT